GCCCACGCCTTTCAACGTAAGCTACAGGCTTGACGGACATGTCAAAAACACCGAAGCGGTCCTTTGGTATGTAAGAGTTCATTACGATGTTCAATCCGTAAAGTTGTCCTACTGCGCCAGACCGTGATGTTTGATTAACATAGTCTAGACCACCTTTTGGCGAACCGCCAGCGGCATCCGCTGCGATTGCGAAAGGGGTCGTGAAGTCAGCCATATTCAATAGAGTCTTATAGTGCATTGGGGAAATCAATACTGTGTCAGCATTCCCACCCTTTGCTCCAATAAGTTCCATTGCGTTGGTTAAATCCTGTAAAGAAATATCACCAACAGTGTCGACATCTCCACTCGCGTCAGAAGCTGCGATGTAATGTGAACCTGTAGTTGCGGGCCCTAGAGCAGCAAGGTCGTCCTTGCTGTAGATACCGTACTCAGATAGTCTTACATCTGCCGCTGTGTCAAGTCCACCGGTTCCGTCTGTGTCCAACTCTCCAAAGAAACCACCGTGGGGGTTCGTTGCGAAAGTCGTAACAGCTGCTTCTTCACTGTTTGTTGCGATACTTACTGCACTTAATCCAGTATTAAAGGTACTGTCACCAATACCGAAAACACACTTGATAAAGTGCTCTGTCACATGACGTTGAACTGCTCTTCGAGCCTCGTTTAGAGCCATCTCCATCTCCGAGAATCTTGAGTCTTCCAACATCCTGCGCGTTACTCCGACTGCAATTCCCCATTCCCTCACATTGATACGCTCATTGCGTAAGTCAGTGTGCTGGTATGCGGGCGTCGCGCCTTCTTCAATTTGTTCCAGTTTCATACTGGGCTTTGCGAATGTTATATCAACATCTCCACCAGTTTCGGTCGTAAAGCTCTCCGCGAACATAGAGATTACTGGCATATCAGTGACTCTGTAGTCCTGAATTGCGTCTTTGTAATCAATAAGTACACGATTAGCCGTGTCCGAAAGTGAAGAAGTTGCTAAACCTAATTGTGCTGTTACCATTTTTTATCTCCTTACTTCACCAGAACCTTATATAAGGCCTTGTTGGTAATATTCTGAGCGGCGGTATCAGCCACCACTTCAAGGGCAATTGCTATTGAAGAAGCATCTGTTTCGTTACCACTCGTCAAGAGTGCTCCGTCTGCTCCAACTTCAAGCATATCCCCTATCACTATATTTGTAGTACCGTCACAGTGTACATTCAAAATAAGCCCGCTTCCGGTAATACAGGAGCACATGTCCCCTGAACTTGCGTCTACTAAAGCAAATCCAGCAACTAATTCGTCCACTGTATCGGCCATTTTAACTTTACCAGCGGAATTGATTTCAAGTGCTGTACCTGCGGTAATATCTTCTGCGGCTAGGAAATTAATGATACGAGCCGGGGCCCCACCATCATTCACTAGCACGCTACTTGTTACTGCCATATTTAATCATCCTTTTCTGTATTCTTTTCCAACCCTTTGAATACAATCTTTCCGTCTTCCATCGCAAACATGCGGTGGGTCTCTTCAGATTCATCAACTGGCGTCTCTTCAGCATCGCGGGCCTTGCCCTTACCGAAAGTGCGCTCTACCTCTTCAGGTACTGCAACACTGTCCATAGCGATACTAAATCCTTCTAGCTTTATGTCGTCCCACGCGGTGAGCTCTGTTTCGCGCTCTTCTCGTGTCTCATCATTCACCTTACCGAGGAGGGTTTCCTTCGTGATAATTGAGTTAATAAAACCAGATTTGCGAGCTTTAATTTCCTCGCTCTTTCTGGCTTCCTCAACCTCCTCAAACTTAGCGATAGTGCTGAGAGCTTCGTCGTGCTTTTTATTAAGCTCGTCGTAGGTCGTCACCATATCTGAAAGTTTAACCTTCATAGAAGCGAATTCACGCTCCACAATGGTCTCACTGTCAGAAGTCTTTTCAACTGTCTTTTCAGTCATATTTTTTTCCTCGCTGTTTGACCCGTTTGTTTCACAGGTACATGCACCCCCGTGACCATCACAATCACAGGAGTCTTTTGTTTCATGTCTTTCACATTTCGTTCCAATTGTACATGCGTCACAAACTGGGGTGCGAGTTCCGTTATCAATGAAACTCACCTCGATTGGACGAATGTTAGTAGCGAAAGGCTCTCCCCAGACATCTAAGTCTCTGGAAAGCCAGTCAATACTTACGTGCGTCATATCGCCATTTTCAATTTTCTCTAGCACTTCATTCGCTTTCTCCGCATTCTTATGAATACGGGCTAAAAGCTTCACGGCCTGTAAACCATCATCAAGCTCAACCATTTCTGGATTAATAGCCACGCCCAGTAAATCGTCTGGAGTTCTTTGATGATTAAAGTAAACCGGAAGCTCGTCGAAAGCTTCTATATTATCCTTTAATATACTAGGTTCTATATAAACCTTTTGGTCGCCATCAGCGTCGTGGGGGCCGCTGGTGATGGCTATAACCGGAAACTCAAAATAATCATTATTATTTTCTATATCCCCTATCTGCATCGCAAAAGTTCTGCGCGTGCCATCTAAAGATGACCCCCCTATTGCGAATTCTCGAAGTTGTTCTGGAACACCTTCAATTCTCATTCTACATATATTGGATGCTAGCTTTTCATGATTTTCATAACCACGTTGTTTTAGCCTTGGCGCTACTTCCAATAAACAGCGCTCATAGGCATAGTCTTGTTTAGTCATTTTCTCTATCCCCCGTTGGATTTGCGGAAGGCTTATTGCCTCCCCTATTTTCCACTCTTTGAGTTTCTTCTTTTTTATCTTGATTCTTTCCGCCAGAAATATTAGCATTCTTCGCAGAATCCTGCGGTTCAACCGTTCCTTCTGGGTTCAATCCTCTTTCTCTTCGAATTTCAGAAGGCGATAATACTCCTTCTGAAAGATAAACCATATCTGTCTTTGCTTTAACAAAGGCGTCACTAACATTAATTTGTCTAAATTTAAATCTAGCGTCGCCACTATATAATTGGGGCATTAATTGAGAATTAAGAGCCGCTTCAACAGCGGACTGTAAATGTCTTACGTAGGGTTCAAAAATAGGCCGCGCCTGTTCCGGCTTCTCCCACATAGTAATAGGTACTTTCAGCGCAATATGTATCTTTTTAAGAATATCATCCGTATATTTTCCATATTCAAACGCTCTTTGTGTACCCTGAAGTTCCTTGACATTAATATCGTTGCCGTGAATAATGTCTTCGCCGGGCTCCAGCGCATTAAATGCTGATACAACTTCATTAATCTTATCAGCATTATAAGGCATATCGGGGAGTCCACAGCTAATATCAAACCGACTATTAGCGTATTTATTGAGAGCAGCCCCGATATCCCGTTCTGCATAATCTTTAAGGTCAACCAAATACAAAATTGGATGAATGTCAGATAGACCATAAGCATAATCGTCAAATGAATTGTTTTTGTATTCGATGACTTCATCAACTTCAAATCTAACTGATTCTTTGTCATCGCCCACATCCTGATAGTAGTACATAGTCTGCCCATAAGCATTTCTCTGTATAAACATATTAAGAGACGACCTTAATACAAGGTTATCCCCCGTCCACTCAAGGTAAGAAGTACCAAAAATTCTGCCATTTCTTAACCAACCATATAAAATCTGGTCGATATTAATTTCCGTGAACATCTTTTGGATGTTCTCGCGCTCTGTGTCATCATCTGTTACAATGTCATATCCATCTTTCGCTGCATATAGACATGGTAAATCTATAAGTGTCCTAATAATGGGGTCTGCTAGATACACATTCATATATGTTCTAGGGTCGCCTATAGGCTTTTCATAGTGTGAACCAAACATTCCATTTGATTTTTGGAGTTGGATGCGTTTTATAACACCTTCTCCAAAGCTACGGGGTTCATCCTCTACAAACGGAGGGTTACTACCTTTCGTAGCGAATGCTCGACTTTTAAAGGGCCAATAATCGCGCAGGGCCATGGCTATCAACTCCTATTATATAAAGATAGTATTTAAAGGTTTCGTTCATATACCTCCGGGTATACGCTTATTTATTGGATTTATATGACTTTTTGAAGTAAAAATAGACGGCGTATGTTTTTCTTTGTGGAGCGCTGGTGTATTTCTATTCAAAGAAGCACTAACAAAGGTAGCACTAGCAGGGGCCATAGTTAAAGTGGCATGTACTCCCATAACAGAACTATCACAATAGTCATCATGTTTTCCGTTAGGAGCAGAAATTCTTTCAGTTTTATTAGCAGCGTCCATCACATATTCTAAGTCTACATGCTCTCTAATCCACTTATTAACCAATTTAGCCTCCTCTGGTGGCAATCCCTCAGGGTCGGGTATCTTAATTATCCCCCGTTGGATGTACGAAACATAGTCACGATAACCTTGGGTTTTCGTACCTTTGGGGCCACCAGTAAAAATGAAGGGTATAAAATACATACCCAGCTCTATACAAGCAACCCTTATGTCTTGTTCAATTGCGCCGCCAATACCAGTAGCATCAATAATAACCCGCTCAGCCCCAAAATCTCGGGCAGTGTCAACGATACGTCTACGCTGATACGGGATATCATGTCCACCTGTTCTAGGATTAATTTCTTCCAATGATATAAGACGCGCAATATTTCCGGCATCGGATTTTTCGGTAGCCCATACGCTGATAACCGTGCTATTAACAGATTTACCAATGTCAACAGCGACAGTACAATTAGGGTATTTCGTTCCCCTTTCGGCAAAGGTCTGTCCCCTTTCGACGCACGCTCGCACCGCTTCCGCATTAAATATGTTCGAGACTGACTCGACGAATTCACACTCATACTCTGTCCTCCAATATAATGAATCTTCTCCCCACTCTAACATTTTATCGAGCATTTCAGTTTCAGTATATGGAGGCTCATAGGCTCTACCAGCCTTCACAGCATCTCTCCATGTAAACACTAATTTTTCAAACGTGTTCGCATAGGCGTCATCATACAGATAGCGCCACATGTGGTTATCCTTACTTTTCGGTGTACCCAAGTTAATAAAGGGCGCCTTATTCGCCATTATACACGGCTCCGCATTGTCAACAAACAACCGGTCTTCTATCAGTGGGCTCTCATCCACAATTAAGAACGTCGGGTGCTGGCCTCGTATAGCCTGCCCTTGATTAGAAGGAGCTAATGGGGCTCTACGAAGGATAGTCCCGCCCTTCATAGTTATGTTTGGTTTGTTATGGAACCGATATGATTTGATAAGCCCACTTAGAAAAGAATTATCTTGGAAGTGCCTGAAAACATAGTTAAAGATTAACGATGCTTGGTCTTCCGAAGGAGCTATAACAAAGACTAAGTCCCTAAATCGCTTAAAAAACATATATATCGTAGCAGCGACGGAAAGTGCGTAGGACTTGCCACAGCCTCGTGGAGCCAATATAGCCATTTTGCGCTGCTTACCGTTCTTTGGATAAGTAAGAGCTGTAACTATAATAGTCTCTTGGAGTGGCCGAAGCCTTAAAGGGCGCCTTTCGTTATCAATCAGGTATGAATCACAGAACGCGCGAATTAAGACAGTCATTTTCTTTTTGTCGTGTCTACACTGTTCGAATATATCCTCTAAGTAGATTGAATCGTGGGCGGATGTTCCCGAGATGGCAGAATTAAGCTTCTTCTGTTCGTCCTTCACCGCTATCATCTTCTACTAAGTCCTCCAATAATGTCGCAAATTCCTCAGACTTCTTTTCCACAACTGTTGGAATTTCGATGTTCAGAGAGCGGAATTCCGTGTGTATGTCTTTTACAATCTGGTTTCTTTCACGTAGCAATTCACTTCGTTTTCTTGGGTCTTTAATGTTCTCCATTATTTCTATCCAAAGAACATCTTCTATTGCTAGGTTGCGTGCCAGCAGGCGAACAAGCTCTTTATGTCGTTCATATTCGGCTTCCCCAACCCGCTGGCGTAATCGCGTCTCGTATACTTCGACGTTCACAGTTTCTTAGCTATCTCTCGAATTTCCCTTGTGAGGTCTTTCTCGATATTCTTAGCTCGGTGGTCTACCTCTGCTAAGATAGCTTTTTCTAGAATAGCCGCCTTGACAACAGCCTGCTGTTGCAGGTCTAACTTCGCTTTCATTGCCTTGGTAAGATACTTTTCGTACAGCTCTTCCATTTCATCTTTGTGAGCACGCATAAACTTGGCATACTGTTTCCTGACCATTAGCCTAAAAACAGGCGACCTCATCCATGCTACTGCACAAAACAAAGCAACTAGAAATGCTACTCCACCTAATACCATTATGTTATCCATTAACATATCAAGTATGGTCGAGTCTGCCGTTACATTGTTTGTCGTGTTATTTTCCATAATATCACTTACCCCCTATACTTTGGGGGTTATTTAAAGGTTTTGGTGTGGCCCTTATGACGTTATATGTATAAGTTCCTGTGATTTATC